AGCGGTATGCGAGCCCTTGCAGCTTTTCAGTTAAAATACTTTCTGTGAGCTCACCTGAAACTAACCTCTTGCCAAGGTTTGATTCAAAGTGGACTCCTGAAAATATTTTAATCCTTTCGGTTACTTTGTGACCAAAGGTAGCTGCTACACCAGAAATGAAAGAGTTATTACGTTCGTAGTACACTCGATCATCAAGGGGAATGGCAATTGTTCGTAAGATCAACGGCCAATCTCCTTGGCCCACAGTATCAATCCTGCGGGCTTCCTTTCCGAGATCTATAAACATCTCACTAATTTTGCCATGGGCATAAAGTAATGGGATGTACTCTAGATTTTCGTAAAGATAGGGTGCCTGATCTCCTTCTTGGTCTATAGACGTTAAATATATGACAATATCTTCCGCTAGTTTACCTAGTGGCAGATGTTTATCATCTAAATAGTTTCTATTAGACTCCTCGAAAGATTCAACTGCAATTGAGGAAAAGACACCATCGCTATCATAGATAGCTAGGTAATCTTTCCTTATTGGAATTGAGCCTGAACGGTTCTTATACCAGATTAGACATAAAGTCTCATCTGCTGTAAGTTGGTTCCTCACCATTCGCATGATGAGTTCGGAGATATAAGATTTACTTCGTATATCGGATAGAAAGCTCTCCTTTTTATGGGAGTATTTCTTCTTATACACAAAGTATCTCTTATACAGTAAGGAGATAGCTTCAGCTATATTAGTTTTTGGTATCCAAGAACGACCTTCACAATCCAGCAGGAGATTCACTAAACGGTAATACCGTTTAATTGAATTTTCTAATGAACTGATCGGGAAGGGTGTAATTTCTACCTTATTGAAGATTAATCTTTTCGAAAACTCACAAAGGGTTTTTGAATGATGTGTCTTTAATGGGGAGAAATCAACACCTAAACTTGTTATACTTTTCTCATACAAAGATGCTAATTGATCGTTTCCAATCAATATATCATCACCTAGCATGACATATGGTGCTTCCTTGAAAGGAATATTTAATTCCCTACAACAACAATACACAACATAATGATGTGCTAATGTTGAGGAAGGCCATGAAGAGTATAAACCCATGGGTGTACCTACTGAATAGGTCACTTCTAAGTCTTTACTCTTGTCACTGAAGAGAAATGGTTTTGACACCATAACTCTCTCCCAGGCTTTTGTATAAGAGAATCCAAACCGGACTTCTAGTAGATCAGATATAAGAACTAAAGGAAACCTATCAGTAAAGGCCGTAAGGTCAATACTATGATAAGTGTCCCAGTCCTTTATCTTTTCTCTAAAAGATTCTTGGTTAAAGGTACAATCCTGAGGGATTTTCCTTAGAGCTTGATTAAGATATAAGTGTAAGGGTTTTAAAGCGGTTTGGGAGTAATAATCCCCAATTGCTACAACACGAACCTTATCTTCTTTATCAGGAAATGAGGTTAATCTTCTTAGGGTCGTAACTAACTTAGGAAAGATGGTCTGGAGATATTTAGAGTTAGTGTCGAGATATGTAATTATATTGCACATCTTCTCACCACCTAGTATCTTCAAATCTTCCTTATCCTGAGTAGTCAAATTCCAGAAATCAGCCAATGAGGTATACAGAGCATGGTTCCGTGAGGGACCTTTCTTTGTAGACCAATGGTAATTCTTGAATTTAACTTGACCAAGGTAATCCGGACCAAAATGGTAATAACCAATCTCTTGCCAAAAGTCTCTAAGGTATGACTTATTATAACCGAGCTCCCTCGCGGGTTCAGTTATAGTAGTTATATCAGGGACTTTTCCAAGATTTAGGGCACGGGTACAATATAAAACTGTTAGGATCAGCCGGATTAATCCGGGTAATCTTAATCTGATATATGGTATCAACGGTCCTAAACTGATTGGTATACCATCTTTGGTAACAGGTATACCGTCAACTCGCTTAATAGGGAACTCTCCCGAAAGGAAGAGTAATAAAGAGGTTCTCAATCTCTTTATATAATCAATGAGGAATAAATTACCCCGTTGATTAACCTTTTTAAGTTTGCTGATTAAAGGTTTAAACTTTTCCAGACTGCAAGGTAAATGGATGTTAAATGCATCCACTAACCAACCTAGTATAAGGAAGGTAAATTCAAGTAAGTGTAAAATCTTATCTGTTTTTATTTTCCTTTTCATTAGGGTAGTTTGGCCAATTTTAGTTTGGGTACCAGATTGGAAACTAGTATTCACTTCGAAAGAAGTGGTGTCTCTCCCTTACG